CCTGTGATAATCCAAGACAGCACAAAAGTATCAAGGCTTCCTGTAATCCGCCAAGTGACTGCTTTTAATAATGACTTGTAGTGTGAATCCATTAACGGCATCCCCATCTGCGTCTAGCTGCCTTGCCTCGTTCACCCTTCCAATTCTTAGAACGCGCACAAAATGATTTATGTCTTGGTCCTGATTTCGTTGGTGCTTTTAATTTGCTTCCTGTTGCTCGGTTGTACTTCTTTCTTCCTTTGGCTGTTAATCCTCCGCCTCGAGATACGGGCAACTTCTCGCCACGACTAACGGAAAGATTAGTGTCTTTAGCCATTATTTAATTCCTAAATATGAACGAACTGCGTTTAGGGTTTGCAACTGTTCTGGCGTGTACATCTTGGCTGCATCTTGCCATTGATTGAATGTGTAGCCTCTAAACATTTCAGGCAATCCAGTCATCTGCATCCATTGTTCGTATGGTCTGTTTTCGCCTAGATTTTGCGTATGGTATTGATACCGCTCTTGCATCATATTAGGGTCTAATTGACCAGCAAACTGAGCATAAAGCGCTTTGAGCTGAGGGTCTGCCTGAACTCCGTAATGACTCGCGTAATCTCCCAAAACATCCAACGGTGTTGCTTTAGGGTTAAAAACTTCGATAGCGACTTGTTTTCCTTTAGCCCAATCTGGTAGGTCATCGCCTTTATAAAACTCCAACATACGCTGTTCTCCGGGCGTTGGAGAGTATTTGTAAGCAATGTCTTTGTTAGCGAGGTAAGGATATTCTTTTTGAGCCACTTCTAATAGCTTGGCTCCTTTATCGGCGGATATGGTATCCAATACCGATGTATCAATTCCTTGAAGTTCTTGTGGGTCTGCCATTATTTAGCTATATTGCCGCCAACGGGATAAATAGCTCCTGCTGGAGCTTGAGTAAATGCCTTTTCGCCTTGCTGAACATGACCATTATTCCAAGGGCTTTCCATAATTGGACCATAGCAACTAGCTAGCTTTACGCCATTAACCGGTTGAGCTTGGATTTCACAAGGAAAACTCCACATATTACTCATGCCCGTTGTAGGTGTTTGTCCTACAGTAAAGGTTCTAACTACTGCGGTAACAGTAGTCCAGCTTGGACCTTGTGGATAACTTGTTTGTGGAGGGATGCCAAACAATGACCATACTTTGCCGGGGGCAGAATCGCATGAGCCATTCATTAAATCTAGGTTGGCAACACTATCACCATTAAGGATAGGGCAAACAGCCATACCCTCTTTAAAGACTTTGCCATCAACAGTCATTGTCTTGCCAGTAGGAGTAGTGGCAGATGCCGCGCATAAGGCATATTGACCATGACAAATAGCAATATTGTGTGCAAAAGAACATCCAGCCATCACAATACCTACTAAGAATACAAGTGCTTTTTTCATGCCATATCCTTTAGAAATAGTAATTCTTCAGCTTGTCTGCGGCGTAACAATCCAGCCATGTGATGACCAGCAGCCATATCCCATTTCTCAAACTCATGCGCGGCACCTTCATAGTCACCAGCATTTAATTTTTTAAGCAATGTGGAATTATTAAGATTACCGCATCCACAATTAAAAGCAAAATCAACAAGTGCATCGAACTCATTTTGGGTTACCTCTACATTAAGCCTTGCGTTTACATCTGCTTCTGCTCTTTTAACATCTTCTGCCAAATAGTTTTCGGCTTGCTCTTGAGTAATTGTCATGCCTGAATGGACTTCAGGACCGGTATGCCCGTATCCAATAGTCCAAGGGTCACCACCAGTACCGGGGTCAGGATAAGCAGTAAGCCTAACGCCTTCAAATTGCTCTGTAAGATGTAACCCGTCTTTAGAATATTGCATCATTTAGCTCCGGCTACTTGGTCGTATTGGGCGTAACAGGCTGTGAGGGCTGTTCTGAGCTTGTCTGCTCTGGCAGCTTCCCCGACAAGAAATTCTGCATCCTCGGCAAAAAGGGTTGCCCCAGTTCCACTTTGTCCATTGCTGGATACTTTATTTGCCCTACTGGGGCGGTTCCGCAACTCGATAAGAGCATTAGCGAGCTGATTGTTAATAGCGTCAATTTGAGCATCTTTGTCCTTTCTAATCTGGTCGGTAGCATTTTGAAGCTGATGTTCTTTTTCTCTAGCATTGGCAATCTCTTCTGCTTTGTATTCCTCAAAAACATTATGCTCATGTCTGCCGTAACCAATACCGGCTAAAGCAATTACAGTCAATCCAGCATAAATGTAAAAATTAATTGGAAGGGGAAACATCGCTACCATCCTTCTGAGTGGCGGCTTTAGCTCCAATCATCACACCAGAACCACCTAAAACGGTGCCAAAACCAATGCCTAATTGCGAAAAATCAATGGAATTACCATGTAAAACATGAACGAAAGCAATTCCCAAGAAGCCAAACAAAGCAGCAATAGCACAAACCCTAGCAGCACAATAAGTCTCATTGTTGTCTTCAGTCAGAATATCTTTAAATATTTTCATTTTTTAGTCGTAATAGTGTCTGTACCCTTAGTGACAGTCACCTTATCTCCATCAACAGTAACGGACATAGGAGGCTCTTTGTCAGCAAGATGGTCTAATTTTCCAATTAAATTTTGAATAACTTGAAATTCAGGTCGCTCTTCTTTTTCTGTGGTGCCTGATACCGCGTTCATCATGTTGATGATAGCCATGATTGCACCGCCAGCCATACCAATAACGGCGGCAATTTTAGAGGCATCTAAGAAAATGCTTGCAGCAACGCTAATTACAATAATTGCCGTAATGTAGGCAAGCCCATGTTTTCCAATGGACTTACCGGCAACTTCCTTTGCGGATTCAATATTTGATTGCTCGCTCATTTAAAGCCTTACTGCGGTGTATAAATATTGACCACGCTGATATTTTCGCCTAATGATTTAGGAGCGTCACCCGCTACTTCAACAACAACTTCAGGAGCAACTATTGGCTCTGGAGCTGGTGTTGGCTCAGGTACATTAGGGACTTCTACTACTGGTATTACATCTTGAATATCTGCCATGATTTTTCCTTTTTAATTACAAGCCTTCGCCCGGAGTGATATAAATAGAAGCGTTTGTTCCGTCACCAATAACTCTTGCATACACATTTGTATTGGAATTGACTTGCGGACCAGTAATTACTCTGTATCCATAAGGAGGCAATGCAATGACATAGCCCGGAGTTACATCTGGCAACGCCACATTAAAGGTGCTAGTAGAGTTAATCCATACATAAACAGCCGAATTGGTGTCAGCGTTAGCTAGGTAATACTGGTTTGATGGGCTATCAGCAGTAATGGTAAATACATTGGATTGCGTGTTAGCAGCACCAACGGCAGCTACCTTTACCGTTTTCCCCATTGGTTGAAATGCAATGTTATTTGCCATTTAGTACACCTTCTTTTCTTTCGCTCCAGATGGGCTTAATTTTGTACTGTAAGAACCTTCAGCAAAATCAAACATTGAGCGATAGCCGCCTTTTGGTAGTTCTCCGGGTTTCCATTTAGTCATTCCAGCGCTGCCGTCTCTTGGCAACTGTGGACGAATAGCCGTAGCTATTTGCTGATTTGACTCATGGTCCCTCTGGTGTGGTCTGCTTTTCATGTTGTTTCCTTTCCTTTGTGTTTATCACAAGATAGCTGAAGATTACAAATATTGCTAGTGTTGCTACGCGGTCCCATTGTGGTCCCCACATCACCCAACACGCTAAAGCGCACGACATTGACAGAGCCAAAATCGTTATGAGCCGGTCTGAGATGACCGTTAATGCTACTTTGATGATAGTGATTGCATCCATGAATATCCCCTATTCGATTAAAGATACTCATATTCTAACCTTACTCATCCTCATCATCAATAGAAAAACCACTTCCCCACTCATCATCGTTCATTTTGAGCTTAATTGCTTCTAGCTTTAATGCTCGGTCTAACACTTTAGTTTTGTCAGTAATGCTTGCTTCAGGGTCAGCCATCACTTGCGTTAGCATAGTTGAGATAGCCTCTTCTAAAGCGTTGTTTATCCCTCTTTGCTTTTTAACCATCAAAATCCACCTAGCAATTTATTTAAGCTGTAACCGGCGACGGCGCCACCACCAACTGTAGCCCCCACATAAGGCAAGATACCTTTTAAAGCGGTTAGTGCTTTTGCTTTATCAGTTTCTCTAGTCTTAACATCACGGATTTTGTCCAGCATTGCAATAGTCTCTTCTCGACTTGCAAGACCTCGACTTTCCAAGCCTTTAACAAAAGATTCAGCCGCGCTAATACTTCTATTTGTAGTGGTTGCATTAAATATATCCCTTGAGGATTCGCTTACAAACTTTTGATTTTCTTTAGTTAAATTTGCGAGATTTTCAGTTTTTCCCTGTGCGCGTTGAGATATTTCTTTAGCGCGTTGAGACAGAGCCTTGGCGCCCGTAGATTTCTCGGCAGCTTTAACCTCATTCGTTGCAAGCGTTTTCGCATACTCTTTTACCTTTGCAGCAACAGCAGGAAACTCTTGAAGATATGCGCCTTTGGATGAGTTAATCCAAGCGTCAACAGCTTCAGCAGTATTTAATTTAGACAGTTCATTAACGGCGTGTTGAGCAGCAAATGGTTCTAATGCTTTTTTGCTAATGTCCATCTTTTCCAAAATACGAATCTGCTCTGGAGATTGAAATACTTTAGCTGGAATTTGAGTAGCGTCAGCTTGAAATACGCCTTTTAATCCTTCGATTTCTTGAGTCAACACTTTGCCAACTTGAGACTCGTAGGTATTTAAAGGCTGGCTCATCTTGGCATAAACCTCTCTAAAGGTTCTGCCGGTAGGAGCAAATCCCGCAATTGGTTTACCGCTTTCGCTGACATAGCCATACACAGAGTCTTCTAGCTTTTCTGCTAGCTTACCCATGTACTGCTGTTTCATAGCATCCGCGCCCGTCATTGTCGGTTTGTTGGCTATTTTTTTTGTTTCTCTGATAACTTTCTCAATCTTTTCAATTTGAGAACGAACAATCTTTCCTTGAACCTGAACTCCAGATAGGGTTTCCATCAAGTCTTTAGCAGCCAATTGTTCAGATGCGGTATATTTTCCGGCATTAACAGGGGACGCGATATCTTTAAGGTTTTTTAAAAACGCTTGACCGGTTTGAGATTGAGACCAAAACTTTCCAGCAGCTTCACTTGCTTTGCCTTCTGCAAAATAAGCGTCTTTAAGAACATCGGCAGCTCTACCTCTAGCAACATCTAATTGCTTTTCAACGCCTTTAGCAACGCCTCTAAGCCCTTCTCCGACTTGATATTCGTTAGTAGGTCTGCCAATCTTGTTTAAAGTGCCTTGGCTTTCAGCTTTAGCCAATTGAGCATCAGCATCAAAACGCTTTGCAGCATCGCGCAAATTAATTTCTTGGCGTTGTTGGTCGGTGTAAATCTTTTCTTGACCGACTTTTTCAGTTTCTTTAATGCGGGTGCCAGCCTTCTGTCCAAGCTCTTCAGCGG